TTCTACCTAATCCTTGGTCGTAAACAGTTGATACACCAGCTGGTATAACTACTGCTCTAACGTCATTAAATGCGTCTTGACCTCTTAAAGTAGCATCATTTAAGTATTTCCAGTCAGACTTATAGAAGTCATAAGAACCTCTTCTAAATCCTGCAAAACCTAAATTAAGTGCCATTTCTTCTGAGTTATTAAAAACTCCCCAAGAAGTACCACCTGCACCATAAGAATTTTGTGAAGCTAACATGTCATCAATTGCTAAAGATACTGTTCTATTAGCATATAACATATTTTCTTCAATTGCACCTTGTGCATCAAACTTCTTAAGGATTTCATCGAAAGAACCTAAATCATCAGAAGCACTAGTTCCAGCTATACCAGAAGTATAATGTCCTCTGTTTGTGATTGCTTCGAATAAACCTTCAGTACCAACACTGTCGCCAGCGCTACCTAATTCTTCATCGATAGTAGAACCACCTGAATTAGAAGCTACTTGACCTTCTATACATACCATTTCTAGGTTATCAGCGAATCTAGCTCTAGTATCACCTTCGGCTTTTAAATACCATAGGTAACCATTTTGACCATCTTCACCTGAAACTTCGACCCAGCCAATAGATGCTGTATCAGAACCACTAACTTCATACTTATCTTTAATGATAACTGGTTTGTTAGTGTATGATTTGAACTCTGGATTTACTGCATCAGTCATTCCATTGTCACCTTTCTTAAATTCAGATCCATATACAAACATTTTGATGGTAGATACGCCATTAAAAGGGTTTCCACTTACATCACCAAATGTTGCTACTTTATATGGAAGTACTATTAATTTAGTTGTACTAGTAATTGACTTAACATATCCTTTAATTACTGTAGGAGATGCTGCGCCATCACTTATAACTACTGTTTGTCCTGCTCTTACTCCGTGTGTGTTAGCTGTCGCTGCTGTACCAGTGGAAGTTCCAATGGTAATTTCATTAGTCGACGTATTAACTGAACACCCTTCATAAGACATGTGTAACCTACCTTGTTCGGACCAAACTACTTGATCTGCCGCCATTGATTCTTCTGCGCCAACTTGAGAAAGAAAACCTGAGATGCTTCTGTTTCCAAAAATCTCTGCTTCTTTTTCCATAAGCTCAGGTAAATATTGTTGAGCCCAAGTTGTATCAGTTTCACCAGCGAAATCCAAATAGTTTCTAGACAAAGTCTGCTTTTGCGGAGAGGGAGTTAAATTTAAACTACCGCCCGCGGTTGGAGTTATTGCTGCCATTTGTTATTAATTTTAAATTGTTAAAGTTATTGTTTAATTTTAAATCGGAGTTTGTTTGTATCATCACCACTAACCACTCTCATTTTTAATCCACCAGCTTCAATTTTTTCATGTGCTGATCGAGGATTCATATCAACGTTTTTAGATCCAGCTATGCTTTCCTTAATCCCGTCGGACTTACCTTGTTCATAAAAATGATTAGCAACTGCATCAGCGTTCATAGCTGTAAATAATGATTTATGATAACCCGTAGCGTCATTTATTGTATTATTTCTTTTATCAAGAAACTTTCCAACAAAATTGTTTAAATCACTTTGGGTTGTCTTTACCTCACTTACATCTTTAACATTAAATCTGTATCTTTTTTCACCAACATTATATTCAAAACCTTTGAATTTGTCGTTAAAAACATTATTTGTTTTTTCTAAAAAGACTGATTTTTGTTTTTCTTCCGCTTTTTGCGTGACTTCATTCTCCTTATTGTATCTATTAAAAAAATCTACAGCTTTTTGTTGATCTTGCGTAAGCTTTGATCCAGCTTTGATTTCTTCATAGTATTTAGACTTTAACCCGTCTAAGTGGGTTCTAGCGCCGGCAACTTGCTCTTTAAACGCTAATTTCTTTCTTTTAATTACATTATCTTCATCACTATCTTTATCATATGAAAACTGGTCTTCCATGAGAAAGTTTATCTCTTCATTATTTAAATGAGGTTTAGTTTGTTGATAATACTCTCTTAATAATTGTTCTTCATTAAGTTTACTATAATCTTGATTAAGTTTAACGTAATCTTCAAGATCACCACCAGTTTCATTCATAAAGTCTACAACTCTTTGAATATTCTCTGGTAATTCTTGACCTGTTTCTTCAGATTTAGCTACAGCTTCTTCAACTGTACCTTTAACTGCTTCAACTTTATCTTCAACATCCTCGTCAGTTTTTTCATCTGTAACTTCTTCCAAAACTGGTTGTTCAGTTTCTTCCTTTTCTTCAACCTTTTCTTCCTCCACTTTCTCTTGAACTTCTTCAACAATTTTATCATCTTCTTGTTTTTGTTCTTCCTCTTTAGGTTGAGTCATGTCTACTTTTATTGGTTCATCACTAGTAGTCATTTTTTTCATTGATGGTTTTGCTTTTACTTTTAATTTACCATCTTCTGTTGCACCCTTGGTTTCAACAGTTTCATCAGCAGTCTTTTCAACTACTTCTTCTTTTTTTGCTTTTGCCATAATATAATATTATATAATTAATTAAACATAATGTACTTTCGTACAATTTCTTACTTTGATTCGTATGCTATAACAGATCCACTTGCCAATTCAAAACCTGTCCATCTTCCATGTATTATTGTTCCGACTGGAAGAGCTATGCTATCCATAACAACTCCCGCGTCAGTATCTTCTGTATTAATCCAAGCGCTTTTTGTATCAGAAGTAACATTATCACTATCGTGATCATATTGCTCAGATACTAAACCTGCACTAGCTGCGAAAGTAGCAGCCGTAACTACTTCAATAGCACAAAATACATTCCCACCATGATTAGGTGTTATTGCCGTGTTAGCGTTTTCAAATGTTGAACCAATTATTTTACCAGTCCAATCGTTAATCGGTACTCCCATTTTATTATTTATTTATTTGTTAAACATTATCTAGGATCAAATACACCTAGATCAAAATCACCAGTTATTGTATCATTACCTTCTGATTCAAAATTTTTTGGTGGTTTTTCTTTATTTCTTTGATCGATCAATTCAGACTGCTGAGATGCCTGAATTCTTGTTCTTTCATCTTTACGATCTTCTTTATCAATTTCTTTTGTTTTTAATGCTTCAATTTCCATTTCTTTTAGTTTCATGTTTATCTGAAACTCATGGTCCATTAATTCTTTCTTTAATGCTGCTTCTTGATTTAATTTCTGCGATTCCATTTGTGCTTCTGCTGATGCTAATTCAATTTTAGATTGCGTTATAACTTGCTGCTTTTGTGTTTCAGCTTGAGCAGCAACTTGCTGCGCTTGAGCATTTGCTTCAGCTTGAGCTTGTATGTTTCTTTCAGATATAGCTTGATCACGTTCAATCTTTCTTTTTCTACGAATTTTAAGAACTTGATTTGCTAATTTTACATTTTTAATCTGTCTAACGTCAATAGCATCTTCTAATTCAATATTTTCTTTTGATAAAGCCATTTGAATATTATTTTCAAGCATTTGCTTTTCTTCCTCATCAGGTTCTAATTCTATAAATATTCCAAAATCATATATATGTAGATCTTTCATCTCTTGTAATGTCGCTACATTATGTCCACCAATCTTTTGAATAAATGCTTCCTTAGCTGGAGAATATTCGATAATATCAGATATTCGTAAAGAAATACACTCTGCTAATTCAGCTGTTAAAAATAATCCAGATTGTAATATATGTCTTGTTGCTGTGTTACTATTTGCAGCTGCCATTTTTTGTATACCAACTAAAGCATTTTTATCTGGCGTGCTGCCATCCCTAGCTTCATTTAACCCGGTCACATCTCTTATCATTTGTAAATAATAATTATATGTTTGAATTAAACTAGCCATCTTCTGACCTCCAGAACCACTAGCTATTTCTTGAATAGGTACTTTACCTGGATTCATATCACCTTCAGAAGTTAACGATCTACCTATAATACTACCAGTTTGGAAGAACATGTTTAATGCTTCTTGTGGGTTATAATTCGTTCCATTACCAAGATCAACTTCAGCCAAACCATCAACATCTAAATAAACACCATCTGGCACCATTCTAGCTAACACCTGTTGTAATTTTAAATGGGTTAACTGTATCATATCAGCAAAACCGGTTATACGTCTTACTAATGATTCAATTTTTCCCTTGTATATTCTTGGTGCAACAATGTGATAATTCATTTTTACTTTAGTATGATCACTCTTTGGTCGCGTCATATTTTTAGCTACTTCCCACTTAATTAATTTTTGCTTACCAACTACATACGCACCTTCATACACTACCTCAACTGATCTAGCTACTTTATTAAAGTTTTCAGAATCAGGTGGATTAAAACTATCGTCTTTTTTCAATGCTTTATTAGCACCACTTCCCATTGTTTTTACTTTATATACCTCATTCATATAGGTTTTATAACTAAAGTATAATATCTGAACAATATTGTTATCAACTGTATTTGAATCAGCAATATTTCTGTTCGAAATATTACTATTA